CTCCGGAATATCGTCTCTAGAAAGATTGCATAATCCGGGGAAACATAATGTTTCCCAGGTGACAATCTTCCCCCACAGGCCTTCACTATTGCCTCGTAGCGGTCGATCGTTGGACGTTCCCAGTGCGAGATAAGATCATCTCCGCACATGAGGAACGTCATCCGACGCGCCGCCACGGTCAACCTCTCCTCCGAAGGATTGTAGTAAGGAAAGAAGTCGGGTGGACTGCCCTCTGCGCGGTAACACCAGAACAGGTGTACCAAGCACAGGAGCGGCCACGAGACCGGATTCCCCATCATGATTCCCCTGGAAGTCTGATGTAGACTTCCGTCTGGGAATTCAAGTTGGAGAGAGGCAATACCCTGCCGAAGTAGGGTTGCCATCTCTGGATCCTGGTCTCCACGAGACAACAGGCCTTCTACAATCGCTTCCATCAAGTCAAGTGGAAGGAGGTCTGTAGCAGACTGAAGGTCAGCCGAACAAAGGAGACCCGCGAACGGAAGGAATAAACCTTCCGCCGATCGGGCACCCTCCTCACGGAATCGACCTACTCGAGGATCACTCAAAATTGCTCGCCGTAAACAGCGACCAACCGAGTGAAGCCTTGAGAGCCAAACTGCAGACTGCACCGTTACGATCCGGGCTTTAAGGCCCTTGGATCGAACAGTGCTAACCTTCCCAACTCCGACTTGAGCTTCTCCCCGCATAGTTCGGGTTCGAACCCTCGCGGTTCCGGCGGCAGGACCGACCGGACGGAAGGCATCTTCATCCCCCATAATTCGCTTCTCAGAGGCAACAGGCGGGACGTACTGCGAACGCAGCCATCCCACTGCCCCTCCCTTCGACCTCGGACATTCAAGACAGGCCCCGCGTTTAAACGCGAGAGGAGCACCTGGATCAAGGCGGAAGCGTGTAGCGGTCGAGAATCGACCAGCAAACACCTTCGCGTCTTCCAGGATGCTCGGGTCCGTCTTATGTTCGGAGGTCACGTTGGCTAGGAAGCCGTCTAAAGCTTTCTTCTCCGCGATCGGTCCTCCACAAGGGAGGGCCCGACCAGCGAAGGAGAGTTGCAGAAGACCTTGATCAGAGGTCATTCGCAACGCTCCGGCTAAACCGAAGAAAAGCTTCGAACGTTTCACGTCTAACTTGTGAAACACGACTTCCCGACAACGTGCCGCGGCAGCCTTGATTTCACCGGCTGGTCCCTCCCAACCTCTCGAAAGAGAGGTTATGAGGAGCCACCGGCAGAACTTAATCAAGGTCTGACTGCGCCGGAGGGGGGACCCACGATCATGGAGAGACCCCGAGATCAACAAGGGTCCTCTAAAAGCGTGGATTGCCGCGCGAACAGCGAGCCAGCATAATTGAGCATGGTTCGCACGTTCGCGTAGCTGATTGCGAGTTAAGTGGCGAGAGGTCTTACTTACCTTTTCGCCAAAGTCTCTTAAACCATTAACAACAGCAGGGTTGGGGCTCAACGGAATCTTAAGATTCCGGAGCCAACCCCACTGGGTGTGCCGTTGGGCGTTCGGGGCGGATAACTCCGCACCGGACACCCTGGGTGGCACAAACCCGGCCAACCTGCATAACTCCTCTCGAAAGGGGAGTAGCCGATTGTCATTGACCAAGGTTCGTG